AAATCGGAAACAGGAACACGTCTACCATTTTCCGTAATAGAAGAGAAAAAAATATCTTATACCCCAACGCACACGGTGGAGGGAAACCCGCCGTGCCGCTGTCCGTGAGAAAAAAATAATGTCAGTAAGGAGCATAAACAACAATGGGAGGTGGACTTATGCAGCTCGTCTCGTACGGTGCCCAGGACATCTATATCTCCGGCAACCCCCAGATTACGTTCTGGAAGGTGCTGTACAAGCGTCACACCAACTTCGCCATGGAGGCGATTGAGGTGACGTTCAACGGCCAGGCCGACTTCGGCCGCCGTGTCACGGCTGTCATCAGCCGTAACGCCGATCTGATGTACCGCACGTACATCCAGGTGACGCTGCCCCAGATCTACCTGCTGGTGCCCAACACTCGCTTCCGCTGGCTGAACTACGTCGGCCACCGCCTGATCAAGCAGGTCGAGATCGAGATCGGCGGCTCCCGCATTGACCGCCAGTACGGCGACTGGATGCAGATCTGGACGCAGCTGACCCAGCCCCTGGGCACCCAGGTGTCGTTCGACGACATGGTGGGCAACTCGGCCGACCTCGTGCTGCTGAAGGACGCCGCTGGTGTCGCCCTGGACGCCACGTGTGCCGCCTCGGAGGCCACCAACTCGTGCTTGTCCCGTGCCGGCACGCCGCTGAAGACGCTGTACATCCCCCTGCAGTTCTGGTACTGCCGCAACCCCGGCCTGGCCATCCCGCTGATCGCCCTCCAGTACCACGAGGTCCGCATCAATGTCGAGTTCGAGCAGAACTACAACTGCTGCTACGCTGATGTCGCCCAGGAGGACGCCTACGGCACCCTGCCGACGTACCCGTCCACGATCAACCTGGGCAACGGTGTCACGGCCGTGTCCCAGCTCCAGCTGGTTGCCGCGTCGCTGTACATTGACTACGTCTACCTCGATACGGAGGAGCGTCGCCGGTTTGCCCAGCAGTCGCACGAGTACCTGATTGACCAGCTCCAGTTTACGGGCGACGAGACGGTCACGGCCTCCTCGAACAAGATCCAGATGAACTTCAACCACCCCGTCAAGGAGCTGGTGTGGATTGTCCAGCGTGACTCGTTCGTTGACTGCAACGCCCCCCCGACGCCGTGGATTCAGGAGGCCCTGGGCCAGCAGCCCTTCAACTACTCCGATGACTGGTCGACGGAGGGCATCGTGACGGCGGTCCTGGGCCGCGGTGCCCTGGCCACGAACGGCACCGCTGATGGGCCTGTCCCCACGTGGAGTCTCTCGTCGGGTGCGGGTGCTCCTTCCGGTGCATTCGGCGGCCAGACGGCCCCCTACCTGCCGGGTGTCGGTGCTGCGTCGGGTGCGGGTCTGTCGACGGGCTCGCAGATCTACGGCTCGGATGGCACGATCCAGGCGGACAACTTCTTCGAGGGCACGACCAACTACCTGCTCGCGAAGGTCATCCTCGCCTCCAACGTCAAGTGCGAGGGCAAGAACCCCGTGGAGGTCGCCAAGGTGCAGCTCAACGGCCAGGACCGCTTTGACGAGCGTGAGGGCCGCTACTTCGACAAGGTGCAGCCGTGGCAGCACCACACCCGCACGCCGTCGGTGGGCATCAACGTGTACTCCTTCGCCCTCAAGCCGGAGGAGCACCAGCCCAGCGGCACGTGCAACTTCTCGCGTATCGACAAGGCCACGCTCAACCTCACGCTGTCCGTCAACACGGTCCAGCAGCAGCGTACGGCGAAGGTCCGCATCTACGCCGTCAACTACAACGTGCTCCGCGTCATGTCCGGCATGGGCGGCCTCGCGTACTCCAACTAAACAGTTACACGGTGGTGGTACTGTTTGGTGGTGTGTGGTGGTGATATAAACTTAAAAAATAAATAACGAGTCCCGGGAACGGGGTTCAATACAGTGCGTTTTTACGAAGTGTATTGATCTAATTTATAGGAATAATACATGAAAACAATATTTGTAACCGTTTCAGATGACAGGTCTGGAAGAAAGGGGGGCGTTTATGGAAAAACACAATCTAAAGTTTTAGAATTTTTCTCAGTCAACAATCCATCATTTGGGATAACAGACTACTTGTTTATCACCTTTGACGATATTCAGAAGACAGAGTTTTACCAGAAGAATAAGAGGGTGTTGGATCAAATACCCCCAGATATGAACGGACGGTGTTACAAACCATACGCAATACTCGAAGGACTTTCTAAGATAGATTATGGAGATTTTTTGATTTACAACGACGTGTCTCCTGAATTGTGGAAGTTTATCGACACACAACCAAAAATTAAGGAAGGCTATACCCTTGATAGTATTAAAGAACTTTGCACCCACAACGGTGGAATATTAACGCCTGCAATTTGTATGTATATGGGTAATCCCCAAGAAAACTATCATCGGCACGAATTTTATACACTAGACCGATGTATGAAACGCATGAATCTAGAAGAATACAAGTATAGTCTTCAACACGCAGGTGGAATGATGGTCTTACAGAAGACAGATAAATCTGTCAAATTTGTAGAAGAATGGCTACACTACAATCTTATTGACGAATGTGCGAGTCTAGGACCAGTAGAGGGAGTAACCCACGATTTTTGGGACGAGCAGCGTGAAGTTAAATCCGGACATAGGCACGATCAATCAATCTCTGGCCTGCTCATCAATAAGATGAATAACAAACTTATCATTGCACCGCCTAACACGATATATCCCACGTATAATTTTTTATCTTACTGTATTTTTATGGGGCATTACTATTTTATAGATAGTAACCAACCGAAAACAAAGAGAGCAATAAAAACAATCTGGAAGGAAGAAAATGAGGTAGTATTGTTTGATCGATAGACTTGTTAATTAGGATGTAGAACTCCATTGTATACTGTGCAGTTGGCATCGTAAACTATTTTACGCCGTGTTCACATATTACACCAATGAAAGTTGTTATACTTTGTGGCGGGTCTGGAACTCGCCTCGAAGACTATTCACTGCCAAAGCCTTTGAATATGATCTACGGTAAGCCATCTATTTCGTTCGCTCTTTTATCAATCCCGGTGGACACCCTTCATTTTATTGTTGCTCCACATCTTCGCAAGTACAATTTTGAAGAGGTTGTAATCAACGAGTTCAAGACGAAGACGTGCACCTTCAGTTATCTTCCGTATTTCACTCGTGGTCCTATTGAATCGGCCTTCCTTGGAACCAGGGGCTTTCCCGATTCAGACGAAAATATCGTTTTTCTTGATAACGATGTTCTTTACAATTTTCCAGTTGCACTATTCGATCGTAAGGATCATGCATTCCTAGGATATGCACGCGATACGTCTACATCAGAAGCCTTTAGTTTTTTGACAATTGATAAGGAATCGCGGGTGACGTGTTTTAAGGAAAAACAGAGGATCTCTGATTTATTCTGTTGCGGGGTCTACGGATTCAAATCGATGGAACAGTTTCGAACAGTTGCTACGAATATTCTGTCTAGAACTGGAGAGAAGGAACTGTATATGTCTATGGCGTTTCAGTCGATGTTACAGTCTGGTGACCCTATTTATGGCGTTGAGTTTCCAGGTAAAATTCGTCATATCGGGTCCTTGAAAGAACTGCGTGATACTTGGACCTATATTCCGAAGCCACACATGCGGGTATGCTTTGATCTTGACAATACATTGGTAACATACCCTAGTATTTCTGGAGACTATACGAGTGTTCTTCCTGTACAGCCAATGATTGACCTCGCAAGGAAAATGAAGTCAGAGGGGCATACCATAATTATACACACTGCTCGTCGTATGAAGACCCACGCGTACAACGTCGGAGCAGTATGCCGAGATATAGGACGAATTACGTTTGATACACTAGACAAGTTTAACATACCCTATGATGAACTGATTTTTGGAAAGCCATATGCCGACATCTATATCGACGACCGAGCTGTAAATCCGTACAGGCAGGATATCTCCAGCATGGGGTATATAGGTCCGGTCACTCCTAATCCACCTATGAATTCTCTATCGCCAAACAAACACAATACACTTACCGTAGAAGGTTCGGTTGTTACAAAACGAGGGTTGCATGAATTCTTGCGTGGAGAAGCATTCTATTATCAATCTATTCCCAAGTCTTCGAGTATATCTTCATACTTTCCGGGGTTTGTCAGTTATGAAGAGGGGTGTCTACGGATAGATCATATTACAGGTGTTCCAGTCTATACACTGTACAAGTCAGGACTGCTTTCAATAGAAAGGGTCGATAAGATATTTGACTTTATGGATCTCCTGCACAACCGTGGAGGAATCACAAACATCACACGCGATCATGTGTATAGAAACTATATAGTCAAACTGAAGAAACGGTTTGAACGCACAGAGGATTACCCGTTCGAAGACTCGGCAGATATTCAATCGGCATGTCTAGAAAAACTGGAAAGGTACCTTTCTGCTGACAGTCAGATTGTTTCGTTTATACACGGAGATCTCTGGTTCAGCAATATGATTGAAGAGTTCTCAACTGGGACGATAAAAGTTATTGATATGAAGGGAGTTGTTGACGGCGTTTTGACAACGGGGGGTGATAGACTCTACGACTATGGAAAACTCTATCAGTCCTTTTTGGGATATGATAGTGTTCTGAATGGAGATAACCTCCCAATGAATCACAGGGAACTGTTAGATCATTTCATGCAGCATGTTCATAAGAGACATATATCAATTGAACATCTCCGTTCGGTCACATTTGCACTCGTTGTTGGAACTCTACCGTTCATAGAGAGTCCAGATGCAAAACAGGGGGTGTGGAAATGGATTAAAGATACCTTCATGTAACTACACAATGAAAGTTGCAGTCTGTATATCTGGTCAACCTAGGCGTGCTCTTGAGACGTTTCCATACATTAAGAAGTTCATCATTGAACCCAACGATGCGGATGTGTTTATCCATATGCATTTCGATAAGAATGCTCTATATATGGAAAAATCACACGCAGACAATGGTCACTGTGCTCTTGAACCAGATATAGACATGCGTGTTCTTCAAGCATATAATCCGGTTCGATATTTGGTTGAACCTCCTCGCAATTTTTCTCGTCCGCTTCTTAACGTCTCCGATAAACGCCTAAACAACTTTATAGAGATGAACAAGCACAAAGACTGGACCAGACAGCAACATAAGGAACACATGATCAAGCAAATGACAAGTATGTACTACTCAATCTATAAATGCAATGAACTCAAGGAAGTCTATGGAAATGAGAACAGGGTTGTTTACGATTATGTGATTCGTCTCCGCTTTGATTCTCTACCGCGTGCACCCCTTGCATGCTCGCAGTATGATCCAAACTTCATCTATTATCAGGAAATTGGGCAGGGTGATAATCTTATTTCAGACTGGATCAACTTTGGTAGTAATGCCATCATGAACGTCTATGCGTCTCTCTACTTAATGATGGAGTACCTCAATACGTTTCAGTTTTACAGACAATCAGAACGACTTCCAAATACAGTTGAGCCATCAACTACGTGTGGAGGCCTTGCAGAACACATGCTTCGTGATTTGATGTCCCTGTATAAGATACCTAAGAGACCATTGAATATTGGTCTAACTCTCTTACGAAATTAGTGCGTTTTTTGAAAACATAGACGAACGATGTTTAGTCTTCCATAATTCTTATAATTTTCATTCACAACAAACAGGTTGGTAGATACCTCTGTGTAATCGCCGACAAGGTTTAAACCATGCTGTTTACACGTAGTTATCCATGCGGACGGATTCATAAAGTTTCCCGACACCGTGCTTAGATTTGTATCACCAACCATAATAAAATGACCTCCTGTCTTTAACAGTTTCGATATTTTTTCGACTGACTTATCGATATCCATACTACATGCAACCGCACATGCATCTGTAATGACGTCAAATGTATTTTCTGGCAATGTAGTATTCACTGTAAAATCATCGCATATAAAGTTGACTCCAGCCTTTATCCGATCACGCATATGGGGATAACCTTCACAATCTACAAACTTATCTATCGCATAGACACGGGGAATAATCTTCGCAAAATATTCAGCTAAAGGACCGGTTCCACACCCAACATCTATAAGCGATCCTCCTTTTAAACCAAGTAGCTCATAAGCTTCCATGATACCGATCCACTTTATCTGTGCGTCCACGTTTCGATGTTCTCCTCCAAGTGGCATCGCCATTATTGTAGACTGCAGTTCCCTTCGGCGATGAGACTCTGTGAAAAAATTATTTGTAATCAAAGAATTCATCTGTTTATACCTTACTTGTACGGGTTTAAACGTTTATGAAACGTATAAACAATGAAAGTTGTTTGCGTAACACCAGCAGGTCGTCGGGCGACGCTATCTATTTTGAAGACATATATGGACAAGCTATACTCCCGGGGTGTTATCAACGAATGGCATCTCTGGTTCAACGTGAAAAACGATGGAGATCGCGAGTACGTTCTCTCGCTAGAGAACGACTATACAAAGATCATTCGCCTGTTTGACAGGGAACAGCCGGGATTCGGTACACCTTCAGTCATAGGGCATTTTTTCAGCTACTGCAATGATCCTGATACTGTTTATGTACGTCTGGATGACGATATCGTGTATATCGATATCGATGGCTTCAAGCGGTTTATTCAGTTTCGAATTGCAGATACAACCCACTTCATGGTTTACCCTCTCATCATAAACAACATCTTTACGTCAGCATTCCTTCAGAAGAACGGTGTACTTCGGTATCCGCGATCCTCTGACATTCTCGAACGATGGAAATCTGTTCAATCGCAAATCAATGTTGATAACGTTCGATCTCGTGATGTAACAACCCTTCGCCTGCATGATTATTTTCCTGGTTCGGCCTTTCTCGATCCCCTGTACTGGGGCGATACACAGTTCTGTGAATTTCTTCATCGGGGGCTTCTTGAAAACACAAAAAATCCGGAGAAGCTTTACATACCAAACGTAGAGCTCACGAACTTTGAGTGTGTATCTATTCAGGCGATTTCGTGGAGGGGCGAGGACATGAAAGGTGTTCCAACCGAAGAAGAAGAGAGTTGGATTGGGTTCTATTATCCAATGATCAATAACAAGCCGAATATTCTATATGGAAGCTGTGTTGTAGGACACTATAGCTACTACATTCAACTGCCTCATCTGAACACGACTGACATTCTAGCACGCTACAAGGCTATTACGTGATACCTACTCGGTATATCTAAAATGTATGTTGATAAACTGACCCAACACGAAAAGGAACGATTAGACTCATATTCAAAAGTTATTGTTTGGGGATTTCCTCTTCATACACATACCCATTCATATATTCATGCCATGTGGGTGAAGGTATTTAAGCAGGGGTTTGAAAAGGACACATACTGGTTTCACGATAATAATTATCCTACGGACTTCGACTACAACAACTGCCTTTTTATTACAGAGGGGTATGC